TGAAATTTAAATCTTCGTTAGTAATTTGATAGTCTTTACAAAACTTATAACTCATATGTGGTATATAATATAGATAGATATATATATATATATATATATTCTATTCTATTCTATTCTATTCTATTCTATTCGGTAATATTATATTCTATTCTATTCTATTCGGTAATATTCTATTCTATTCGGTAATATTCATCAATTGTGGACCGTAGATTTCCAAATCTGATAACATATATTTTTTAAAATTGTTAATAAACATGGTGATTAAATTCTGTATTTGTATATCATATTTACCAATATCAACCCATATATTACGTGGATTTAATAAATGGTCATATAGAAACCCATTTGGTTTTGGTATATCTAAATTTAAGTATTCAAGGTGTTCATATTCAGTATTATATAATTTACCATTATGTATATCATCTATTATGGCTCGTGTGTATTTCAATGGACAACGTTGACCATCACCATAAGCACCACCAATCCACCCAGTATTTATGAGCCATACTTTAGAACCATGTTTTTCGATCCGTTCCTTTAATAGTTCAGCATATCTTATAGGATGCCATACAATAAAGGCTTCACCGAAACATGATGAAAATGTAGCCTGTGGTTCTTTAATACCAATTTCAGTTCCAGCAATTTTAGAAGTATAACCACTAATAAAATAATACATGGCTTGTTCGACAGATAATTTAGATATAATGGGTAAAACACCGAACGCATCACACGTCAAAAAAATAATATTTTCTGGATGACCGGCAATACATGGTATTCTGGCATTTTCTACATAGTCGATGGGGTATGATGCTCGGGTATTTGGTGTTATATCCTCATTATCATATTGGACGTCTCTGTTATTATCCATAATAACATTTTCTAATACTGTACCAAATCTTATAGAGTTCCAGATATCGGGTTCTTTTTCTTTCGATAATCCTATACATTTAGCATAACATCCACCTTCTATATTAAATATACCTTTCTCAGTCCAACAATGTTCGTCGTCCCCAATTAAAAAACGATGTTTGTCCGTTGATAATGTAGTTTTACCAGTGCCCGATAAACCGAAAAAAATACTTACATCACCCTCTTTAGATTCATTTGTCCCAGAATGTAGTGATAAAATATTTTTTTTTGGCATAATGAAATGCATAATAGTAAATATACCTTTTTTCATTTCACCCGCATATTGGGTTCCCAATATAATTATTTCTTTTCTTGTAAAATCGAAATCAATACTGGTAGAGGATGTCATATAATCCGCAAATCTATTACATGGGAATTTACCAGCATTATAAATAGTATAATCGGGTTCACCATATGTTTTCAGTTCAAGAGGTGTTGGTCGAATAAGCATATTATGCATGAAAAGAGCATGATAGGCTCGTTCAGCCACAATTCGAACCTTTATTCTATGTTCGGGGTCCCAACCAGCATAACCATCAAATATAAATATATCGTCTTGGTTATTTAGATAACAGATAGCTGTTTCTCTATTAATTAAAAATGTTTTTGAATCCATTTTTATATTGGGCGAATGGCTATCCCACCAGATATCTTTGGTAGTATTATCCAAAACAATACGTTTATCTTTTGGTGAACGTCCAGTTTTAATTCCAGATATAGCCGATAATGCTCCCGTGCTTGTTACCGAGGTTCCAGATTCTTTCAAACAATATTCATAATATTCTGCTGGTGTTAGATTATAATGAATTCGTTGTTTTTTTATACCGAAATCGCTTTGTGGATCGGTATTACTTATATACACTTGGTGTGTTTTAACATTTATAAGACTTGGACCACTATTACGTGATGAAGATGCTAAACTATTACTAATGGATTCCAAATAATTCATTATAGTATATGATATGAAAAAAAATATAATATGTGATATGTATCATCACTTGATACATCATGTGATACATTTAATCATTAATAAATGTAAAATTGATTTAAACCCGTATATTATTATAAATAATATAAATAATATAAATAATATAAATAATATAAATAATATAAATAATATAAATAATATAAATAATATAAATAATATAAATAATATAAATAATATAAATAATATAATATATAAATACTAATATTAATTTACATGACCACAATTCAAAAAAAAGAATTAATACATAATCTTAGAATTTTACAGAAAGAGATACGTATAAATGCTTTATTAGATTATTACCATAAACATGAACATATAATTCCTGAAGATGGGTATTATATTATATGTATATCTATAATAGAAAATTACAAAACAAATTATGACACATTTATTAATTTATTATTAACAAAAATACACAATCAATTTAAAACCGAACAATCATTTAATCTGTCAATAAGATTAATGGTATCTCTGAAGGATAAAGAGCGATGTTTATCGTATTTAGAGGAAATGGATAAACATAATATACCCATTAAAAAACGAACTATAACTCCATTAATTGATTTAGCCTATATACGCAATGACAATCCCTTCAATATATTTATAATGTGTCTAACGAACAAACTAAATATTGAATTGGATGAAGGGGATTACTATAAACAATTCAATATATTTAAAAACAATAATGATTACATTAATTTTAAATTATTATTTACCAAAATTATTACCATTATACCTATATTTAATCAAAATACAATCGAGTTGTTTAAAAATAATTTCAATAATAGAAAAGTGCGAAACAGTGTTATAGCCAATAACAGATGCATATCTTGTGGGCACGTTTTAGGGCAACGCACCATATTTAATAACCAAAAATCAATATTACTGGGTATTATAAAAAATGATATCGCAAAAAATCACTATAAATTTCTGGGATTTATTAATAAAATAAATAAATATAAAAAAGTTGATTACATATTAGATGGTGCGAATATTGGGTATTTCAAACAACGTCCGGATAAAGGTAATCCAATTTCATATAAAAATATAAATCTTATGGTGGAACATCTTGAAAAAGGTAATAAATCTATATTATTATTTTTACATGAAAAACATATAACTAATAATTATTATGTAAACAAATGGAAACATAAAAATATATTATATATAACCGATAAAGGATTAAATGATGATTGGTTTTGGTTATATGCCGCCCTAAATTTTATGGATACTAAATTTATTACAAACGATAATTTATGCGACCATTACTATCAATGTCTACATCAAAAATTCTTTAAAAAATGGATGGATTTAACACGAGTCACATTTAATTTCATTAAAAATCATGTTATTCTTAATATACCGAAACCGTATTTGATAGAAACACAACAAAATATGGATGGCTACCATATACCATACCGATATAAATCGCGGGTTAGTTGGATATGTGTCACCTAATAATATTTATTTTTTATTTTTTATTTTTTTTATCGGAAACTTCGCGTGTCATAATTGGTAAATTGTCAAATACGTGATTGGAGCCGGAATTCATTGGTAACATCAAATCCCGTTGTGCCAAGCGTTCATTAAGATCGATACTATCATCGTCATCTTTATATCCGCAATCAGGACCAATATTATCCATAAATGATTTAAAATCGCGTGTCCCATCATTCACCACCATGTCATGGCTGGCTCGTGCATTAAAATTTTGATTATAATCGGATATACGTTTATTGGTTTGTTCTCGGAGTGATTTATTTTTCGCATTAATTGTACTGTTGTTACTATTTCTCGCTAATTGCGTATTCTGGCCATTAAGTGGTTTTATAGTATTACGACCATCCATCGATAATGGTTTGTGTATCGGTTTTTCCTTTAACGGCGCGGTTTTTATTTCCAAATCTCCCAATAATGAATTTATATCAGAATAATCCATTTTATATTTTTATATATATATATTCATATAAATATAAAAAAACTATATATTTTACTTAGCGTTTATCATATCTAATTTTTCATGTAATAAAATTAAATGTTTTTTTATATCATCTTCTTTTGAACCAATGGCCAAAGGAGCCTCATGACCATATATCATATATTTACCGCCATAATATATACCATATATAGTATTTTTTGTTAACCACCATAATGTTCCACTCGCTATATCCAAAGCCGTATTCGTTAAATAGAATAATACCATGTTATTGATAATATAATTATATAATTATATAATTATATAAGTATTTATATATATAATTAGAATTAGAATTAGAATTAGAATCGGAATCGGAATCGATATGAATGACAATACACTATTAAAAAATATCCTCTATCAACAATTTACACAATCAACTAATTTTTTAAAAATAAAATATGATATTACTAATTATCGTAAAAATGAACATATATGTGATGAAAATACCTGTTCTGAATATTCCCCACATATTAAAGAAGGTCCATGTAGACAATGTTATGGAACTCCGCACGTGAGCGATAAAGAATTATTACTACTATTTTTGAATAAATACAAAGTAGGTGTCTAATATTAGGCCACTTATACTAAATAATAGCAATATATATTCGACCATAATTTTATTTGGTTTGCGACTAAAATATATGGTGGATAATAGGAAAAATGGTATAGCTAATGTATCAGCATTTTTACTTGTAACTACCGTCATATTATTATAGTATATAATAGTTATTATAGTATATAATAGTTATTATAGTATATAATAGTATATAATAGTTATTATAGAATACTTAAAAAGTGGGGTGTATTATTTATTAATCGAATAATAATGCCTCATTATTTACAAACCTTATTTAGTACAGTTCATGCTTTATATATATCATTAATGTCAAGCATATTTTTAATTGGCTATGACATTGATTATTCACATTGTATGAAATGGTCATTGTTATATTTCATAATAGACGGATCCTATATATTATATTATAGTCCGCGCTATAAATATCAAATGCTTACACACCATATGGCGGGATGTGGCGCTTTATTACCAAATATTCTTAACACCACCATAGTATCACCATTATATTATAATCTTGTAGCGCAAGGTATGTTATCAGAATATTCGACAGTCCCATTAAATATATGTTGGTATCTCAATGATCGAAAACAAACCGATAATATTGTATATAAGGTATCTGGTATATTAACATTATTATTATATATACCCTTTAGGCTTATTAGTTTTCCCCATATATTAATTAAATTAATATTAAACAATTATATTATATTAGCGTTATTAGATGCGTCGGTTATTGGTCTAAATTACTATTGGTTCTATAAATTAGTAAAACGTGCTTTACCCTAATTCATTTTCATAACATAATTTCCATATATTAAGGCGACATGTCCGTCCAGGGCGTTGTGCTCTACCAATAACTTGTTTTTCTAGATCTTTGTTCATTGAATGGTAAATGATAATATCGGTCGCATTTTCCATATTTAGTCCACTACCACAATATTTCGAATTCAACATTAATACATTGGTTTTATTTCCTTTAAAATTATTTATAGTTTTAACAATTATGGAAGCAGTTCCAGAAACCGTAGAATGACATATTTTTTTTTCATCAAGATATCTTCCTATATCATTAAATATAGAGTCGTGTTCTGAAAATATGAGTATTTTCGCGTCGGAATCAAATTTAGTATCAAAAATATATTTTAGATTAGATAATTTATCATCTAATGATTTGGAACCATGAGTATTACTGGGTATACCATCATCGGTCACAATCATATTATTTTTATCTATTTGAGAGCGACAATGTGGGCATGTTGTATTATCTTTTAACCATAGGGTAATACATTGAAAGCAAAAAATTGTATTACAACAACGATTTATGGTTATATGTGCTGGTTCATCATAACAAATTGGACATAAATTATTTTCGATAATCCTTGTTTTAATTAGTTGGATTTTGGTATTCAATTGGTCGATTTTATGGGTAATACGCAACAAAGTTTGTTCTTTATAGACATCCGAACCGAAAGTCATATCCATTTTCATCGTGTGTTCTATTATACGATTATCTCTTTCAACTTCCAGTTCATTTGTCACAACCGATGATAGGTTCTTGGTTGTAACTTTCGTACAATCAAATTTAGCAATAGCACCAGTTATATCCCCAGCATTTATTAATGTGATTGTTTCTGGATGTACAATCCCTTTAACAATTTTATAATTGATATTATTTTTACATTTGATAATGATAGTCGTAGGTTCCAATAATTCAAAGGATTCATTAATAAATTCTTCATTATTTTTAACGAATAATAATTTGTGGATGGTCTTTATATAACCATAATGTGAATGACAATAAAATGTTTCTTCTATAAATTTGGATTTTACACCATTTATTATATGTTGTATATTATATTCATTACTTCTTGAGCGCGAATATTCACCCATATAATTTTTATAAATAATTCTACTTGTTGGATATTGTAATGTTGATAATGAAGAAGTTATATACCACGTGAATAATCTCGGTGGTAAATTATAAATAAATGATGGTAATTTAATAGAATCGGCTTCATCAATAATTAATCTATTAAAAATATTATTTTCCCAGAATTTGGTTTTATTTGTTACTAATATTAAAAATGTGTTTAGCATAGTAACTGATATTAAAATTATATTATAGGTATCAAATATGTCTATTATTTCATTTTCGGTATTCGCATCAGCAATAATATCCATATGTTTAGTCCGAATAATGGATAAACATTTTAAAGTTGTTTGGGTTTCAATATAGGTTTCCCATTGTTTTACTATAGTGTGTGGGACTATAATTAGATTGGTTTTTAATCGGCGTTTTTCCTTTGGTTTAAGTGTGATTAAACATAATTCCGAATCTTGTACATGGGTCAGTGTTTTAGTCGATAATTTGTCACCCTGATTATCGATAGCAATTAAGCTTAATGTAATAATAGATTTACCACTACCCACCATATCACATAGAACTCCCAGTTTTGGTTTTATTATTAATGTATTATTTTGATTATGGGTTTCGTTCACGTTATTACATACTTGTTCTTCATTTTCCAGTTTTATCATGGTTTGAACCATCGCCATTTGATGTTTCTTTAGCGGTAATATTATTTTAGATGGTTGTTGACATCTTGGAAATTCTTTTGTTACTTCTGTAAAATATATTGGAAATAATGATCCGATGTTAGGCATACTATATATTTACTTATTTACAATATTATTTTATTTAAGTATTTTTATTTCATTTAACATCGCGGCCTTTACGACCACTTCTACGGCCACTTCTACGGCTTTCGCTACGGCCTTTACGACCACTTTTACGGCTTTTGCTAAGGCTTTCGCTACGGCCTTTACGACCACTTCTACGGCTTTCGCTACGGCTTTCGCTACGGCTTTCGCTACGGCCTTTACGACCACTTCTACGGCTTTTGCTACGGCTTTGTCTTTTAGAGGAATACGATATATTGTTAAGACGCGTTTGAAAGTCTATTGGATTTAGTATTAATCCCTTATTATATATAAATGAATCGGGTGTTTTAAGAACATGTAATACTTCACGCGTTTGGTCAGCGAATATTTTAGGTGTATGTTTGTATGTTTTTATTGGTAACAATAATGTCTGTAATTTTGATATTAATTCAGTGGGTTCCATCAAGATATAGGTTTTAAGTTTATTTTTTAGGACGTTTTTTTTTGAAGAGGAACTATTACCTCCACCAATCATATCAATTAATTGTATAAATAGTGCGATCATATTTCCAATATGTGTTATCAAATTAACAAAAGTTGGCATGTTCGTATCACTATCAAATATGGCGGTGAGAATTATACATAGGGCTATACCCATATTACCGCGAAATCCTAAGGAATATAGTAAATTAAATATGGTTCCCACGAATTCTATACTAAGATTTCCAACATAGAAAAGTATAGTTCCCATAAATGCTAAAAGCGGTTGAATATGGGTCATATTACCCTGTTGGGGCAACATAATTCTATTTTCACTGCGTTCAATACCCGCGTGAAGTTCACGATTTCTACGATGACCGACTAATATCTGACGTGCATGATCAAGACCAATTTGGTCTATTAAATTTTGAACTAATGCCGGGTCCAATTCGGGGTCTAATTCTGGTTTATTATCGATCATCAATTCATAATATTTATTCTCTTTACTCAATTTCATTCTGGTTAGTGGATCTTCCCATTTTCGGAATTGTTTAAGAATATCTGTTGTTACACAATAACCACTTGGCAATACGACAACATTCTTAATCGGTTCTCCCTCCAGAGATTCGTAAGTAATAGGGTCTTCCTTAGAACGACAATCCGTCAAACTGGTTATCTCACATGGACAAGTTGTGTATTGGTTTCCATTAGGGTGAACATATGGTGTATTAGACATTATAGTATAATAGTATATAATATTATATCGTATCCCATATAATGGATACTTTCTATGGGAAATATAGGCTTTGACACATAAATATTTCGTTTTTACATATATAACATAATTTGGAACCATCTATACACTTGGAACAAAATGTATGACCACAAGGCACTATACATATATCGACCATGTTATCGAAACATATAGGACATTCTAATTTATTTTTTTTGGCGATTATGGTCTTCGATTCTAATATTTTTATATATTCGTCAAGGGTTTCCAATTCATTTATTTTTTGTTTCTTTAATATAGTAAACAATTCATTTTTATTAATTTTTAAAAATTCAGTCATTTTATCAGTATAGTTGGCTTCGCGCTTTGAACCAAATAATCGTTTAAACATATAATATTATTAATTATTATAATTAATATTGAATATTACATATTAAATATTATTTAATAATATATAATTATCGTATATGAGCTCATTTAAGTTGAAACATGATTTCCAGATACGGCGCAAAGAAGCCACAAAAATATTAGAGAAATATCCGAATCGATTACCAATTATTATCGAACGGTCTAAAAAATGCAAATTAAACGAAGTTGATAAAACGAAATTTTTAGTTCCCAACGATTTAACTATAGGACAATTATTAATTATTATCCGTAAACGTATAATATTAGAATATGAAGAAGCCTTGTTCTTATTCGTTGATGATTCAATACTACCAGCAACATCACAACTTTTAAGTTCTATTTATGATGAACATAAAGACGCCGATGGGTTCCTATACTTAACATATTGTAGTGAAAATACGTTTGGGTTTATATAAATAGTAATATAAATAGTAATATAAATAGTAATATAAATAGTAATATAAATAGTAATATAAATAGTAATATAAATAGTAATATAAATAGTAATATAAATAGTAATATAAATGAATAAAGTATTTGTAAATTTAGTAATATATTTTTTTTTTATACTTGGTATGTTATGTGTTTTATGTATTATTAATTACATTCTACGTATATGTAACATTCATTATAATAATAGACAAATAACCCCCGTTTATGAAATTATACCTCCCAATTATGCCACAGATAATCCGCCAAATTATGCCACAGATAATCCGCCAAATTATGCCACAGATAATCCACCAAATTATGCCACAGATAATACACCAAATTATGCCACAGATAATCCGCCAAATTATGCTACATTAGAAATTTAAATTTTTTTTTATTATACTAAACAAACTAAGGTTATTTACATACTGACAATCATCTATAGCTATTTTCATAAAATTAGCTTTGCGCATAGTAGTATGAACGAAGCATCTAAAATACCCGGATATAACTACATTATCTAATTCATTAAAATTATAAATCATCCATACAGCAAATAATATACTCCATAATAATGTTACTATTAATAAAACATTAAAAATTTTTTTAGTATACCGTTGGAAATAGGTTTGTTGTCCGTTATTTTCATTATTGGTATCCATTAATAATAATATTATAATATATATAGATTTAATTATATTATAAATAAATTAAGTTAAGTTAAAAAGTGTAACGATTTATGTATAATATTAATTAGTATTAATTACTGGTATGTTGGTGTAATTATAATATTTATTGCTATTTGTCGAACCAAAATATATTTAAACGCTATCTACATATATCGTGATGAATCGCGATATAATTACATTAATTTTCTATACTACGTCTACGTCTACGTTTATGGCTACGGCGTGGACTACGGCTACTGCTACGGCTACTGCGTGGGCTACGGCTACGGCGTGGGCTACGGCTACTGCGTGGGCTACGGCTACGGCGCAAGACTTTAACCATTTTTATACCATCATTTAATATATTTATTTTGGATTGTGTTTGTTGGTTTTTGACATTATTGTTTACCGTGATTGGTGGGTGGGATGGGTCTGTATTAGATTTTATAATCTTATTAAGTTCTTTAAATCCTGGCTGTTCATCTTTGCCGTTCTTAACCCATTCTATAAATTGTTCTATATATATATCATTAACTTTCAGGTTTTTTTCTTTTACAATTGTATTAAATTCTTTAGATATTTCCTTCTGCCTAGGAGTCCCTATTTCAAGTGTATAACCAAGTTGGAGATAATATAACATAACGTGTCCTAACGCGCGTAATTTAATGGTGTATATTTTTTGTTCTTTAGCCAGTTCTTCTACTTTATCCATCATATTTTTCCCTGCTACAAAATTCCTTTCATACCCATGTCGGTCTGGTAATTTTTTTATAGGGGCCGAGCATATTAAATCTATATAGAAATAATTCTTATTATTCTTTTTTAGATTTTTTTTTGTTACTAAGACATAGGATCGTATAGCACCTTTGTATTCGTGTTTACCTTTTTTAGAATCATAACCGATAATCAAATAATCCGCATTTTCTAAACTGGATTCTAAATATTCTTTCGTTATAATACCGTGACAATAACTTTTAACCGCATTTTGTAATAATATTTTTTCTATGGCAATGCTATCTTCGTTTTTTCTATCTTTTAAGTTGATAACCTTTATAACCATGTCTATATTATAATAATATATATATAATAATAATAGTTTTTCATATTTTTATAAATCACAACTTTTATCTGGAATCTTCGAATTAACACATTTGATTTTTCTATAAATGGCTACATATGCATAAACTATACCTATAAATACCGTTATTATCCCACCGACGGCAAATATAGATATAAATACGGCTGCCCAAAAACAAAACCAAAGAAATTTATATATACGTTTTGTAATATAATCGCCATAGTCTGATGGGACATCTTCAGTAGCATAAGTTGCTACAGCTGCTAACAATGTTAATGGTAATGCTACCGAATATTTAATTCCTTCAACCATAGGGTTAGTAACATCTGCCATTTACTTTATTATTATATTTTATTTTATTATTATAATTTATTTTATTTTCATTTTTTATTATTCTTCTTGGTCTTATTGGTCTTCTTGGTCTTCTTGGTCTTCTTGGTCTTCTTGGTCTTCATGGTCTTCTTGGTCTTCTTGGTCTTCTTGGTTTTCACCGAATGCTTTTTACCACCACCGAATCCTTGTAAATATCCTAGTAATGAAGTGCTGTTGGGTAAACTATAATTACAGTGTTGTATATTAGGGACACTCTCGTAAGATGGAGTGCTAAATGTTGGACCACATGATAAATTTGGCGTATATCCGCCGGCTGTTTGTGAATGCGATTTTACCATAGATGATATGTTATTATAATATATATATATATAATTATTATTTATTATAATATATAAGTATTATATGAATAAATCGCATATTATAATATTATTGCTAACAATTGTAGTAGGTATATTAATAATAACCAGCTATCATAAACAGGAAGATTTTACAGATTTTAAAATTAATAAAACATATGTAATTAATTTAGAAACTGATAAAGATAGACTAAAAGATATACTGAATATGGGTAAAAGAGAAAATATTCATATGGAACGTTTTGATGCGGTTAATGGTCGAAAATTATCCTCCCAAGATCCTTATATAAAAAAGTTTTTTTCAAAACAGAATAAATTAAAGAAATCGCAAAAGGGTTGCGCGTTATCTCATATTAAAATATGGGAAAAAATCAAAGAAAATAATGATGAAAATGTGATGATTTTAGAAGATGACGCCATTATTCCCACCGATTTTAATAATAAATTAAATGCGTATATAAAGGAATTACCCGATAATTGGGAAATGGTATTATTGGGTGGTAATAATATAGTGGGTAAACAATATTCAAAACTATTATTAAAGGCTAATCCATTAACAAAAAAACATTGTAATTATGGATTATTTGGGTATTTGATTAAAAAGAATACTGCCACGAAGCTATTAAATGTTTGTATGGGGTTGGGTAAAACCATTGACGTACAGTTAAATAAACATTTTTATAAACGGAATAATGTGTTTTTTTGTTCACCACAACTGATTACACATAATTATGATTATTATTCTAATATTTTTAATAAAGTTAGAACAAATGACGCCATTAATAATAATAGAATAGAAATAATTCCGTAATTTTATTATATTATATTATTTAAATGATAGAACATATAATCGGATTATTAGTATTGGCTATAGTATTTATTGTAATATTCGGTAATGTATATGGTTATAAAACCGCGAATAAAGAATCATTTACTATTAATAATAAATTATGTATAATAGTAACTACATATAATCCAGGTCCATCAAATATTGATCGTTGCTTGAATATTATCGAAAAACAGACCTATAAAAATTATCGCGTATGTATCGTTGACGACGCTTCTACCAAAGATATAATCGAAACACACAGTATTATTAATGACTATTGTCAACGTAATAATTGGGAATTCGTAAAACGTGACGTAAATATTGGGCCATTAGGAGCACGGATTGATGCTATTAATAAATTAAATCCAGACAATGAAGATATAATAGTATCGGTTGATGGTGATGACGAATTATATGATACACATGTCATTGAGAAACTGAATAATATATATCAAGACGATACCATGATTACATTTGGTAATTTTGTTAATATTGTTAATGGAAAGATGGGTAAATCCAGAATAAACTGTCGTAAACATAATTTTTCAAAATTAATTAGAACTAATGGGTTCCGTAAATATAGATGGATATTTACCCATTTAAAAACGTTTAAATATAAACTATACAAAGAAATCAACCACGATGATTTAAAACATAATGGCGAATATTTGAAATCCGCAACCGATGTCGCATTAATGATTCCCATGTTAGAAATGGTTGGTAGTAAATTTAAATGTGTCACTAATATTTTATATAAGTATAATCGTGATCATCCAGAATCACATAATGTAATTTTCAGTGAAAAAAATAATAAGCAACGTAAAAATCATAAATATATAAAACAACTACCACGATATGAGCCTAAATTTGCGTGATTTTTATAAAAATATATCTTTTATCTTTTATCTTTTTATAAAATTTCTTTTTATAAAACAGTGTATTTTATATATTATATAAATTTAATGACAAATGGTGGTAAAAGTAAAGATGTTTATACCAAACAGGAATTATTTACAAAGTTTCGTATAACTGATGTAAATGAGATCGAATGCCGACCACATTTCGTAGTAACTCCTAAACCGAAAATATATAGAACATCCAAACTAACAAAAGACCAACGTAAATTAAAAAATACATTTACACAGAACCCACATGGGATTGAAATGTGGCATAATAAAGAGTTAACATGTTATAATGAATTACAAGTTGGGGAAAAAAATATGTTACGTGCTGAATCGAAAAACCAAGATACAAAAGTAATTAAAATAAGGACATTTGGCAATGGGGAAGACAAACGCCGCACTCGTAAAAAAAAAATATATTTATATAAACTACGTATTCGCGATATATGTCAAAAAAAAATGCGTACAAGTTGTACTTTGAACGAAAATGCTACCTATGGAAAAGAAAAGGTGGATTTTCTAAAAAAAACAAAATATGGTGAATTAAGTAAAATGGAAATCGAACAATTAAAATTATTAGGATATACGAATCCAACAAAACAAACCGGTAAATGGGAAAGAAAGAAAAAAAATATAATAGGAGAAGGTTCTAAAATATGCCAAGAACAAAATATGTGTCTGGATTATGTCCCACGCTTAACCGATATCCCCCGAAATACAAAGACGATATATAATCATTTAAAGAAAATATTATTTAAGGAAATGCCAAAAGCACCGACAAAAAAAAAAGACGGCAA